ACTTCCCATTCCTTGATCTTCGCATTGCTGATCTCAATGTCCGACCGAATGTAGGAGTGCTGAGTATTGTCCGCGCGTTGCAGCAAACGTACAGACTCCGCCGGGGTTCCAGCCTGTGCCATGCCCTGCGACACATCGTGCAACCCGGCAATATCCATCATGTCCTTCTCCAGAATCTGGAGCATGGGATACAAGTCCTGTCCAATTCCGGGGGATCGTACTATGCCGGGAGGTGCAGACGCTTGGTTGTAGTAAATCTTGCGATATGTCCGGTTTGCGTCATCGACATCATCGGACTGGTTGTTGAACGCATCGGCTCCGATACCGCTCAACTTCTGAATCATCACATAGTCTTTTTGAGCCTCGAACTGTTCAAGCATTCGAGAATAGACACGATTGTATGTCTGTTGCAGCGGGCACAGATCGAATCCTAGCGAATACCCATATACTGTCCCAGCACGGGGCTGCCAACGCAGTGGGATGAAAGGGAATTCATCTTTCTTATCGTAGGGCCAGTCGCCAGCATAGAGAAGTGCGGAATTGGTTGAGACGACGTATCGTCCTGCCGGGTATTGTTCGTTAGGTTTTTCCCAGTATTCGTAAACGATTGCAGCCTTGCGCCGACTTTCGATTTGACCAAGGCGGGCAGTAGAAGCAGGAACCCAACCATTGCCACTACCATTACCGCCTTCCAGATACGCGTCGATGTATCCGGAGTTCTGCCCTGAAATAGCATCTGCGGTCACCTTCTTCCCCGCGTCTCCATAATTGTCCACAAACCACGAAAGTGGGCGGACCGACCCGTGAATAATGTAACGGACGTCTGCGTCACGCTTGGCCGTTGGGTCAACGAATAGATCGAACGCAGGTAGGATTTCTTCCCTGACGTCTCCGATATCCATCTTCTGATAGCCCTGAATTTCTCCGGTTTCAGGGTCGAAAAACGGGACTGTCTGTTCCCCGCGAGCGTCCCAATAAACTTTCAAATATGAAGTGCCACAGACGCAAGCCCAACGCACCCGCTCTTTCAGTTGGGTTTCCCGGGAGAACTTTCGATTGAAGTGATTGCAGATGATGTTGGCTTCATCCGCTGCAAACCGATCCCGTTCTGTGTCCGACATAGGAATGGCATAGGCATCAGGCGCAACCTGAGTCAACTTTCCAACAACACCGTCAATCAATGGACGCATCTTCTGGACCGTAACGTAACGATTCAGTTCAGTAGGATTTTGGAGTTGGATAAGGTTTCTGGTCTGGCTTGCGATCCTAAGCCACTGCCTACCCTCGAAGAACGCAGTAGCCAAGGCCCATTCGAGTTCCATTTCCTGACGTGCGCGGTAAGCCATGTCGAACTGCTCACGCACAAACCGGACTATTCGCCGCTCTTCCTCGTCATCGAGTTCAACAGGAGTCTTCCAGTCTTGGGCATTGTGGTCGAGAGTCAAGTCCTCGTCATTGACAAGGCTCAAGTTCCTCGAAGGAAATGATCCCGGAGTTCCGTTGTTGTCAGGTGCGGACAATGCCGTCATGCGAGGTTTGCCACGTTGCGCCAAACGCATGGCTGCTTGACCAATAATGTCTGAAATTGCCATCACAACCACCCTTTATCGTTCGTTTTATTGCGTTTAGAGAACGGCGAAACGAGAACCCCCCAATAGAGTAGCATCAAAACAACAAACTGACCCACGCTAACTACTGACAACAGGAGCAAAAGAACCTGATCTACTGTCACAACCATTCACCTTTTCTGTCCTCGGAAAGCCACGCTGGCAATTCGGAACGTTTCTTGTCAACTTCCGGACAAGCAACGGGATACTCGCGCCACATCAAACCGTACCTGAACGAGTCGATAGCGTGGTCATTCTTAGTGCCACGGTCAATTTCTTCAGGATCACGAGGGTCAGCCATTGTCTTGGACAGTTCCCTGATCAGGTTCTGGCACTTTCGAGAAATAACAATCTTGGGCTTAGGCTTCCCATCTACCATGGCGGAAGCAGCAAGCCATTCCTTGACTCTACGCCAACCTGCTTTCCTATCCTTGACAGCACGAACGCAAGGTAGACCTCGCTCCCACCAGATTTCTACCGGGTATTCACCAATGCGTTGCCGAATATCCTCGGGCGGAAAGGTATTGGCCCAGTCGAAAGCGATTGCCTCAAGCCGCGTGTTCCACTTGCCGTCAGGAAATCTGCGGTCAACTGGTTCACCGGCACCACGTCCTTGCAACAGGTTCAAGACAAGTTGCGCTTGGCTTGATGAAACATGACCCTTCTCGTAAATCTCGTCAATAACATAGACGTTTTCTTTTTCATCGGACGCGTACAAGATGAAGGAACATGGGGCACCCGTACCAAAGTCATGGCTCGCCCACATTCGCCACCATGGCTGAACCTGTATGTTGTCTACAACGTGCCATGGTTCACCGTCTGGCCCCCATTCCTTAAAGTCAGGAAAGAACAGGCCACCAACACCGACTTCGTGTTGGCACTCCCGCAAGAAACTGATCAGCCCATAGTCATCGATCTCACGTTGGCAAATCTCCAGTGACTTGTGAATCCATGAAGGTGCGCCACCTGTTATGCGATAACCAATACGTCCGTCTTCTTTTTCTTCCGTTGTGTATGTCAGCCCCTGTACTGCGGGGACAATCGGGGATTGCTTTCTGCTTTGAAGCATATCGACCTCCCCGCTCAAAACCTTGGACATCACGCTGTTTGCATGAATCCGGTTCTGCACAAAAACAATCGCACAGTCTGTGGACTTGGCGGGCAAGATCGTTTGAGTAATGATTGCCAATTTTTTGTCCACGCGGGCAACTGAGTCGTCGAGTTCGTCAATGTCGTCAAACACAATGAAGTCAGGTCGCAAGTAATCGAGTTTGACACCACGGGCACCGGTATCCAGACCAAAGGCAAGGACGTTGAACCCGTTGGCGGTTCTCAACTTGGACGCATTCCAGCCTTTGGAAAAGCCGTACTTGTTGACGGCCCGTTCAATGCCGCATCTTTCCATGGTTGTGGCAATGTCTTGAACGTGTCTGTCAGCCATTTCCTGTGTCGCGCAGACGTACAACAAAAACCGTTTGGTTGCCTTGACTGCAATACGGCTTGCAATCAATTCCATGGTGGTTGATTTGCCACCCCCGCGAAACCAGCACTCGATCAGTGCCGGGGGAGGATTCCCTGCCTCGATACCTTCAGCCCACTCCCACGCACGAATATGATGGTCACCTAGGGGGGATGAGGCTGCATGGGGAGCATAGACTTTCAGCCAAGTTTTGTAATCAAACTCGGAGCCATCGATAGGGTAGGCACCACCCTGTTCAAAGTCCCCCATCTTGATGATGCTGTCAAACTCATCTTCCATTGCTTCGAGCAGCGCAACGGACAGAGGCTTGTCGGGGCGGACAAACTTGCGGAAATTCCTAGGCGTCAGTTTCGTATTGACTTTGCTGCGGTTCATCAATTACCTCTGCGTCAATTGTTTCCGGGTTGAGATTTTCTTGCTGGTACACCTTCAGCAACCTGACAACTCCCGCCTTGATTGCAGATAGTTCGTCAGCGTTCCGTACACTTTGTTTGACAATCCCGACAACTTGCATAACAAGCGAGTAGGCTTGGTCTACTTCCAGAGTATACGCCTTCGCGTGTGCAACTCTCTGTTCTGCTTCTACAAGACCAACACGCTTTGTAATAAGTTCGACTACCTCGTCTGTTGCCTTTGCCTCGTCTCCACCCTTGTCAAACACTTCTCCCATTTTGACCCAAGCGTCCTCAAACGTTTCCCAATCTGCGTTTCGATATCCGCGGTTGGCCGTTCGATACAACTGGCGCAACTCGTTGAAAATTTCTATGCCAAAACCTTCGGATGCCGCTTCCGCCCTGCGGTCAATCAAGGCAGTCATATATGCAGCATCATCCCTGAGGCTGAATAGTTCAGGGTCTTCTCGGAATGATTCGACACGTTTCAGAAGTTCGGCACCAACCCCTGAAAACCGTTTTCGATTCAAAGACTGAAGCCCGGTCTTGAATGAAGGGCTGTCCGGTCCAGCCAAATTACGTCCACCATGATTGACGCAAAACTGTCTGCCTTTGACAGGCCTCATGCGACATTGACGCCCATTGACAGTTCCTTGGCAGGTTATTCGTTCAGGAAGATTCTGTGAGTCCATTCTGTATAATGGCAACATGACTGATAAAACTGCCAGCAATCTTTGGGTTCACTATCGAAACAGCCCGATTGATGCGTTGTTCGTCGCACAACAATGGAAGAGCAGTGCCGCTGTTTTCAGCACGCTGAAGTATCTGCAACGTGCCGGTCTGAAGCAAGACGTCAGCAAACAGTCAGATATGTTGAAGGCCATCTGGTACTTGGTGTACGAGACGGCCTCCTTGAGTATGCCCCATGAGGAGCGGCTTCTTCTGGCAGACGGGATTGTCAGCGATCTTCGTCAGGCTCTCGAAGATTACTCGTGTCCCACACGCTCTGGCGAAGAGCAGGATTCATCAGATTCCCAATCTTCGTTGGACTTCCCATCTGACCCAAAAGCCTATTCGCTTGACGAATCTGTCCCATACGATTGAACGGAGCGGGCCTTTCATTCGCGACAGGTTCGGTTTGCTTCTTGTTCATTTCTTCTTGAACGGCATGGATTTCTTGCCTTTTTTGGCAGCAGCCTTCTTCTTTTCCATCGGCATAGGCATCGGCATGGGCTTCTCAACACCCATCATTTCGGACATGGAAGGCTTGCCTCCCATAGCCATGTTCCCTTTCGGGTACGGCATTCCCATCGGCATCTGAATCACCTACTTTCGTTTCTTGGTTGCAGCCCGTGCCTCGGACATACCGATTGCAACGGCTTGCTTTCGATTGGTCACCTTCTGTCCAGAAGATGACTTCAAGGTACCTGCCTTGAACTCATGCATGACCTTTTGCATTTTGCCTTGCTTGATGCCCATCAATTTACTTAGCACGTTTGCCTCCAGACTTGATGATCATCGCGCCCAACGAATTGTAATGAGGAGCGGACGGAGACTGCTTAGGACTTTCATCATCCTCTTCATCATCGTCTTCCTCCTCATCATCTTCTGGTTTCATATGCTCTTTGGTCTCAACCTTGAGCAATTGGGACAAGGTCATTTTCTTCCCATGCTCTTCTGCCTCCATTGCAAGGAGTTGCTCCTTGGATGGTTTTTTCGAAAGGCCATGTTCGGTTTTTTCCAAGGATTGTACGGTTGAGTACGGCAAGGACAGATGATTCATATGTTTGTTCATCTGGTTGATCATTTTGCACCGTTACATTTTTTAAAGTCTTCTTCCATCAATTTAGATATTTTACCTTGACTTGGATATGCCTTATTTGCTCCTTCGCTAATTATGGCTTGGCGAGGTTTTTGTTGCTTTGAAAGGCTTTCTTTATATTCATTAATGCCTTTTCGTATTGCGTCAGCGTACTCTACAACTGATGAAAATCCCATTGATCGTGCTTTTTTGTTTTCTGCATCGATTGCGTAGCCACTATCTATGGGGTCAGCCCAAGCCTCGCGTTTTCGCAACGCACTTGATAACTTGTCTGGCAACCTCTCAGGGTCAAAAGCCTGAAGTCGATTTAGTTCAGCATTGGCTTCTTGTATGTTTGTAAAGTTGCGCCCTAGCCCAGATTTAGCGGAAGCAAGCACACGAGTATCTCGCCCCTTTGGTTTTGGTGCATTGACAAACTTGTTTCTCGGATTCTGGAACAATGCACGGCTAAATTCGTTTTCGTCGTTAAAGTTAGCAGGATCTTGTGCCATCTTGTTACCCCTAACAGTCCCATGCCCTGAGGGCCTTGTTGATCCGAGAGTCCGGGTCGTTCGCCGTCTTGCTGGATGTCAACTTGGCCTTCATACCGGACATCCTCGCGCAGAAGGACTTGCGCCGTCCTGCATCGGCCTTCGTTTTTGGATTGGGCGCAGGTGGCTTGAGGTTTGCACCTTCCGTTCGATTGAAGTGCGCCCTACCCGCAGCGTTCAAACCACCCTTCGGGTCTTGGTATTTCTTTACTACGCCCATAGCACCAGTATGCCTGACTGTCAACCCACCGCGCAAGTGATAACATTGCTGCAAACATTGACAGGAACAAGCAATAAATGACACAGGTTGAAGAAGACAAGATTCTCGATCTGCTTGCAACGGGTCATACAGCAGAACAGATTGCCGGTGAACTAGGCATCTCACACAGGACCGTACATTGGAAATTGCAAGTCCTGTACGGAATGTATCGCATCCCTGCCGGTAAGAACCGCAACATCAAGTTGCTCAATGCGCTTGGATACATACAAAGGAAAAACCACCCCAGCGTGGCCTAGGGTGGCTTCCTCAAGTCGGGTGAAAGGTATAAGCCCCGACTCGTCCTATGCGAACGGGTCCTCGACATCCTCTCCGGGAAGAGGAGGCGGCGGTGCCGGTCGCCCATATTTCTGGACTTGTTCTCCTTCGGGTTTGCGATCAAGACCGTTCACCTGATCAGCAACCAAGTCCCAGTAAGTAGTTGTCTTGCCGTCAGTGCCTGTGTACTTTCGGCTTTCCATTCGTCCCGAGATCGAGACCAACCTGCCTTTGCCAAGGTAGTTGGCGCAGAACTCTCCGGTCTTTCCCCATGCCTTGACATTGAAAAAGTCTGTCTCGTCCTTCTTCATCGGCCTGTCTACGGCAACTCCGAATTCCGCAACGACGGAACCGGACGTTGTGGTTGTTGACTTCGGGTCCACGGTCAATCTGCCTACGACACAGATTCGATTCATCGCGCAGTCCCATCAGAGCAGTAAGAGAGAATCGTTTCCGCACTATCAGTCTTGGTGGACGTCTGCGTAAACAGAACCTTCCGGGATAGGTCTGCAATGACATGATTGGCGAATTCTAGTACAAACTTCGCAGGAACGCGAAGGTTAGGTTCGTTGTACAAGCGCACCAGTGCATCGTAGGCATCAACCTGATTTACACACGAGCAGTAAGGCTCCATGTGCTTATCTTCTTGCATGACGTTGATGGTGTACTGAAACCCGTCGATTCCACCGGGGAAGATTTCCAACTCAATGTCGCAGGTCTGCGAGGTACGGATCAGTTTCATAAGATTGCCCCCATGTTGGTAATGTTGCTATAGAGTTTACTGCGGTTTTTCCAAGTTTGCCACAGGTTCGACAACAAACCTGATTTCCTGCCAGTTGCCCATGTTGATGGTTGCGCCATCGTCAAGGAAGAAGCGAAGTTTGTTCCTGCGTACAAACATGGGCAGGTTTCGTTCGACCAGTGTGATCGGATCAATTATGCGAACGGAAGCGTACTCGTCGTCGTCGTCCAAGTTGTGGAACAGCCTAGCGGGGAACGTCGTGCCTTTGGTTTCGTTGAACACAACACAGATTGTGCCCTTTGCAGTGGTTCCGCTTTGGAAACGTTCGCGAGAGAACAAGTACCCGATTGCGATGCCAAGTACGAATGCGATTAATATGCTGATCATGCGTATACTCCTAGTTCAAGTGATTCTAGTTCAATATGGTTCTAGTTCAATGTAATGAGGGTATCAAAAATGACACCCTCCCCCCTATCAAAAATGAGACCCTCCCCCTATCAGATTTGATACCCTCCCTTTGGATCGAGGTGACATCATGCCTTATGTAAACAAGCAACGCCCTTACAAAAAAGAGTACGAGCAACAGGTTGCCCGCGGCGAACACGCTGACCGTATGGAACGCCAGAAAGCACGGCGTGAAATGGACAAAAATGGGGTAGACCGCAAGGGCAAGGACATCGATCACAAGAAGCCCTTGAGCAAAGGTGGGTCCAATTCCAAGTCCAATCTCCGCTTGGTGACGCCATCCGAGAATCGTAGTTTCAAGCGCAACTCCGACGGCAGCGTCAAGAGCAACAAGAAAGGCAAGTAACAATGTCCAGCGCAAAAAAAACCAACCCGGGGCTGTGGGACAAGGTAGTCGCATCCACCAAGGCGGGAACGAAAGGCGGAGACCCGGGTGAGTGGAGTGCCCGGAAAGCCCAATTGGCGGTTCAGAAGTACAAGGCGCAGGGTGGTGGATATGTTGGTGCCAAGTCATCTGACAACTCTCTGGCGAAATGGACCGACCAGAAGTGGCGCACAAGTGACAACAAGCCAAGCGAGGGCAAGAAACGATATCTTCCCGACAAGGCTTGGAGTGCGTTGAGCGCGGGTGAGAAGGCTGCCACAAACGCGGCAAAGGCGCGTGGCAATGCGGCTGGCAAACAATTCGTACCTCAGCCTCCCAAGGTGGCAAAAAAGACAGCACAGTTCAGGAAGAAGTGACATGAGAGAGTCCAATCGCCCCATCGCCTTGCGGACAGTGCAGGATGCAATTGCAAACATCGGAGTGCAGGAAGAAGGCGATAACGGCGGCCCTGCCGTCGAAGCCTACCTAGCCTCGTGCGTTCCTGCGCTCAAGCCTCCTGCACCGTGGTGTGCGGCCTTTGTCCGGTACAGAATGCGACAGGCTGCCCGTGCGCTCGGACTGACCTACAACGCCACTTTTCCTCGCAGTGCCTATACTCCCGACTGGGCTAACTGGGCCAACAAATACGACAAGTGGGTCTCCCGTGAACGGGCAAAGGACAATCCTAGTCTGATCCTGCCCGGTGACCTTGCGCTGTTCTGGTTTCCCGCTATCGAACGTATCGGGCACATTGGCATTGTCACCCAAGTTACGAAAACCGGAGTAGTGACGGTAGAGGGCAATACTCGCCCAATGTCGGGCGAAGGGGTTGACCGTGACGGTGACGGAGTCTACCGACGTGTCCGAAGATGGTCTTCGCTTGGAAGGCATGGTGGTTTCCTCATGGTAGACTTTTGATGCGAATTTAGGCAAAGATCTCCTTATCAAAGACGGGCTAATCACCCGTCTTTTTTTTGCATCAAGTCCAAATATATTATACACTTTACTGGTAATTTTACCAAGAGGAGATACGAGTCTTGTCCGAAGTTGAAATCATTGCAACGCAGCAACCCTGTACGCGGGCCACGGAACGTTCATTTGGTTACGATCTGCGAACAAATCGCGAGGTCAGGATTGTGCCGAATGAAACCGCCATCATCGGTACAGGCGTCTTCGTCAAGATGTCTTCTCTGGTCATGGGCATGGTTTGCAGCAGGTCCGGGCTGTCTACAAAAGGCATTGTTGTAGCAAACGCACCCGGGATCATAGATTCAGATTACGAGGATGAGATCAAGGTGATCCTGCATAATCATGGCAAGGAGTCTTATGTCTTTCAGGCAGGGGACAAGATCGCCCAATTGGTGTTTACATATGGTGCGCTTTCATCAGACGTTGTGTCTGAAAAACGACACGGAGGGCTTGGGAGTACTGGAACATGAACGCCAAGGAAGCAAACCTCTACCTGCGGTTTGGTGCGAAGATAAGGCGTCTCGGATGGCCTGACGGTGCCTACATCAAGAGCGATCCAGTATCGTCGTACACGGGACAGAAGTTCAGTTTCGAGAAACTGCCTCTTTACCTATACGGCCCGCCTCGTTGGATTAAAGACAACCAACTCTGGGACTTGTTGGCTGACGGACGTCATGCCAATGACTGGGAAAAGGTGAAGTAAATGCCGTGCGTCGTTATTGTTCAGTACTACGTCTATGGTGCCAAGGGGGACACCATGATTAAGCAGATGAAACGCAGGATGAAAGAACACGATGAAGGCCATCCTTCATTTTCTCGAGAACTGCATGACTTCCTGAACCTCAGCGGGCGCAAACTGCGAAAGAAAAAAGGCCCGGACGGTTGGACAACCATTCGGGCTGGAAAGACTGAGGTCATGTACTGGAAGTACAAGATTGCAGGGATTGAAGACGCTGAATTGGATACCTACGACAGGGATTTGGTAGTGGAGTCACTCACTGCCAAAAACTGCTGATGCCACAACAGGCAGAAAGTCATGCAAAATCGTCTTGATTTCATTGGCAATCTGCCTATGTTCGACTTGAGTGTCTTCCGTACACCTCAATTGACAGTAATGCAGCCATGACCTGATGTTTCCTGCCATGTACAGGCGTGTCTGGGTACACAACGGCAGCACATTCCGGGCTGTTTCAGTGGCAATACCCACTGATTCGAGCCGTTTGTAAGCCTTCCAAGCGTCTGCAATAGCCTTTTCGGCAAGACATATGGCATCCATTTGCTCCGGTGACCATCCACATGGGTCAACAGGGATGGAAGACTGCCGATTTGTAGCCCCTGCAAGCCTCTGTTCGGGCGGTTCAGGCTCGTTTTGCACAGATGCATACCGTTGACTGAACTCTTGGAACGAAAATGACCGGTGCCTGATGATCTGGGCGGAAATCGCACGGGTTGTTTCTATTTCAACGACCATATGGGCCATCTCGAATGGACTCCAATGACCGTGTTTGACGCAGTAACGCAGCAATCGGGCAGAATCCTTACCCTGATTCTGCGGTGACGATACGCGGGCGCAATATCCAATCAACTGCTCCGCGTCAGGAGTAATGGACGCAAGTCGAACTTTCATTTGTCAAACCATTCCCGGGCAACAATCGGCGTATTCGGGCCGATCCATGCGTTGATCAAGTTGAAATCGATGTTCTCTTCCGCTTCAAGCATCGGGTCATCACCACATTCCAGATTGACAGCCTGCAAGTAGCAGTCGATCAGTTTGTTGTATGCGTAGACGGTGCAGTACCTAAATGCACCTTCCCGGAAGACGTAGGCATATCCGACAATTGCAGCGTCGTATCCGTCCCATTTGACGACACGGTCGGTATACGCACCCATGCCGATCAGTTCCTCGAGAACTTCATAGGCCACGTTGCGTTGTGTTGGTTCAGACATACAACATTGTACTTGGCAGTACGATTACCGGCAATGTTGCGACTCTCGCCCCTTCTCTATATATAGGAAAAAAGTTTTTAGTTGGTGTTCCTCTACTAGGTGGGGGTTGGTTCCATTGAAAGAGCGTTGCCTTCGGTCACGCGCCATCGCCCGGGGCAGAGTTCTCAAAGCCTAGCAGGAGGAACCGGCAGCACTGTTTTATCGGTTTTCTACGGCGGGAGAAAGAGAGAGAGGAGGATGGACTCGATGGATATCGGGGACGGTCACCTCCGCTGGGTGCCGGGTGGGGCTTGCCATGGTGGGGTGTCACCTCCGCTGGGTGTCCGGGCTGGATTCCTTACCCTACCTAGGTGCTAGGGCAAACATACGGGCAAACAAAAGGGGGTCCCCGGCCTGCGGACGAAAAGGGCGGGTTGGGTATTCATCCACCCCATTTTCACGTCATTACCTGCCAACAATTGGCAACAACTGTCAGCCCGATGTGGCAGGTCACCTCTACTGGGTGTCAAACCGAGGAAATTTGTTTTTTGGATTTGCCAGCGGCCTGTCACCTCTACTGGGTGCCTCCCCCCTCTCCCCCCTCCGGAACCAGCCCATACCTTCAGTATCGCGCACGCACCCGCGTGATTCATTTAGTAGCCCCAAAACAGGCAGGCGCGTGAAAATACCATACTGGATTGCCAATGTCAAGAAAATCCATTGTGATAAAGATCACACTTGACTGCCAATGGCAGTTATTGACACTTATTGCCGCAAAAAACACATTGCTGATACTTATTCAGTACTGGACAGCCAAGTCCGGGCGTGATTGAATCAGTCCGTGCCGCCAATCGGGGCGGACCAACGGGACCCGGGGCCAACGCGCCCCCCCGGCACACTGCAAATTGGACAATCGAATCGGCGTCAGCCGATAACCCCTGCAATTGCTGGTAGGGGAACCTAACCCGGGACAGGGCGCGAACCCGGGGCGCAACCGCAACTGATAACCCGCCCCCCCGTAGACTTGTCCGGGGGAAAAGGCATAATCGCGATTAACCGGGGCCATGGTGATTGGCCCGGGTAGCGGCGGGGGAGTGGCACTGACTGGTACGGGCGACATCCGGGGTGCGGCAGGTAGTACTGCCGCCGATAGGATCGGGGAATTCGCCGGGGGCCGGTCGGGCGATGGCCATAATTGAGCATACGGTGAATGCGCTGATACGGTCCGGGGCTGACGCCGCCCCGCTGATGATTGGCAGGGCACTGCCGAAACTGTATCCCGCCCCGGGCCGCCGGGGCACCGACCCGTAAGGAGAGACTCGAATGTCCGATTGGACCGTACCCCACGCTGACACAATCGCCACTGCTGACGCCGCAATTGACGCCGCATTCAAGGCGATTATCGCCCTGCGGACGGCGCATACCGCGCTAGTTGACGGGATGTTGGCAACCCGCAACGCCGCCGCCGAATCCGTTGCCACCGGGACTGACGTGGAGGAGATACGGTCGGATGTGCATGAAGTGTACCGACTAGCGCACCGAATTGTGAACCTTGGCGGGGCGTTGCAGACAGCACACCGGCAGGTGGCACAACAGGGGGAGTTGGCCTGCCGCCTTGCCAAGGAGGTCCAAGCCAACGCCGAACGGGACTGTCCTGCCCTGCGTTGGGGTTGACCCCGCACCGACCCGTAGCACCCGCCCCGGCTGACCCCGGGGCACCGACCCGTAAGGAGAGAATCGAATGACCCGTAACGAACAATCCGCCGCGATCCTGCGCCGCGCCGCCGCCGACTTTCTCGCCGTTGCACCGGCCCGGGCCCCCCGGGTTGCGAACCCGGACCCTGCGGTTGTAGCCGCAGTCTTCCACCTGATGTTTTGGCGGGAGATCGGTATCTACGGTAACACCACGGACCAAGCCGAATCCTACGCCGCATGGGCCGCCCGGGGAATCGGTGCCGGGTTCTATACCGACAAACCACACGCTTGGCAGTACCTGCGGGATATGGCCAAGCAGTACGCCGCCTGACCCCATACACTGACGCTGACCCGCCCCCCGGCAACGGGGGGCAACGACCCGTAAGGAGGTATCACTTTGAACCGCTACGCTACCCTTGCACTCGCCCTTGCCACTGTCGCCGCCGCCGCCGCCGCCGCCCTTTTGTTCACCGGCTCCGACCCGGTGTTCGCCGCCGCAACCATAGTGGGTTGCGGCATTGTGTACATATTCGGATCCGCTGACGCCGAATTGCACCGGTTGGCGGCACAATCCCGGGAGGTCCGCAAGTGACCCCGCTGACCGGCCCGGAACAATTCGCCGCCGCGGTTGCGGCCAACGCTGACCGTTGGGTCCCCGCCTGCGGCGGGACCGAAACCCCGTTCCGAACCCGGTCCGGGCGGGTGCTTTTGTACTGTTGGAACCCCCGCCGGGGCCATGCATACCTTGACGTGGCGACGGACATTGTCCTGACCGCCGAGGAGTCTGACGCATACCTTTGTCGCTGACTCCCGCTGACCGCGCCAACCCCGCCCCGGCTGACCCCGGGGCACTGACCTAGGAAGAGAACAATCGAATGACCGTAATTCAAAACCTTGTTGCGGCGTCCGCCGCATTCGTCGAACTCGCCCCCGCCAACCACCCCGAGCGGCCATCACCCGAATTGGTGGCGGCGTTCCGCCGGTACCGGTATTGGGGCTTGCGTTGGTTCGGCCTGACGGGTGGCCCCGCCGCCTATTATGCAGGCAAAGACGCCGCCCGATTCGAGTCCGGTTTGTTGGACGGATGGACGGGATACCGTGCAACCGCCCTGCACTGGGCTGACCGCCCCGCACGGATTAAGGCGGCGGAACTTGCCGCCGGTAAAGCCGCCCCGGTTGCCTGACCCGGCACCCTATCGTAACTCCTGCCCCCGGCTGACCCCCGGGGGCACCGACCCCAGAAAGAGAACGAACCGTGAACCTTTTCAAGACCCCCGCCGCCAAGGCCCTCCTCGCCGCCTACGACGCCCGATCCGCATACCTGCGGGTGACAGTCGAACCGACCCCCGGCAACGTCCGCAAACTCCGATCCTCAATCCGCAAGGCATCCCGGGCCGCCGCACGGCTGACCGGCCCGGACGCCCGGGGGTTGCGGAACAATCTAATGACGGCGGAAACTGACGCCGCCGGGGCCGCCGCCTTCTGGGGCGTTGCACCGCTAGCGGACGAATGCCTTGCGTCGGTTGGGCGTTGCACCGCCAACGCTCTCGAATTTGCGTACCGAATCCCCGGGGCCTGCGGCTGACGCCCCCCGGATACCAGTTCCCTGCCACCCGGGTTTGACAGTCAAGCCCGGGTGGTATACAATAGACCAACCGCCCCGAATCGCCGGGGCACCGACCATGGGAGACAATCTAATGACCGCTCGGCAACAATTGACCCGCGCCGCCTGTAGCCTGCACTACGCCGCATCCCGGCATGACGCACTGACCCGCCGCACCGATGTGACGGCTGACTCTATCTACGCGTTCTGCTTTTGGCGGTGGCGGGTCTACGGAAAAAGCCCCGCCGTTGCCGCCGCCTTAAGCAGGGCGGAACGTGCCGGTTACCTTGCCGGACAGACGGACGAATACTTTTGGGAACAGGACCTTGTGATGGCACGCTACTACGGAGAAATTGACGCCCCGGTCAAACTCTGACCCGCGCCACTGACCGACACTCCCGCCCCGGGCTGACCCCCGGGGCACCGACCAAGAAAGAGACAGACAATGCAACGCACCTACAACCTGACCCCCGCCACCGTCAACGCCGCCCTGCGCCCGATTCGGTCCGCCATTGCCGCCATTCCCGGGGCGGCAGTCGAAGTGGGGCAGCCCGTCCGGTTGACGGTCCGCCGCCACGAATCGATTGAGGGTGCCTACGGGCACACCGAATGGCAGGAGACTGCCCGGTGGGGCGCGGACGCCGTGCCGGTTACCATTACAATCCCGGACGCGGCACTTGCCGCCCCGGGGTGGAGTCTGGTACTCCGCCGCGAAGACCTTGGCGGCGCAACCGCCGAGAATTGGCTCCAGCACCGCGAGGACGCCGCCGCCCGCGACGCCGTCCGGGCCGCCATACCGGCGGAAGTTGCAACCTGTGAGGAGTGCGGCAAGGCCATCCGCCGCACCCAGACCAGCGTGGTCCGCGAAACTGCCACCGGGCGGCTGTTGCAGGTGGGCGGCACCTGCGAAGGCCGGTACATACCGGCAACAGCCCTCAAGATCCTGTCTGCGTTCGCGGTGGTCGAAAACCACCTCGTCCGCACCGACTACGACGAATGCGGCCCGGACGGGCGGGCGTACGCCGGGTACCTTTGGTTGGCGGACTACCTCGCCGCGTTGGCGGACCTCTTTGAAACCTCCCCGTACAGGCCGTCCAGCCACCCCAACGGCAACCCAAATTTTGAAGCCACATGGCGTCAGGCATGGGAGGAGGTTGGTGCCCTTGCCGCCAACGGCAAGGCACTCCCCGAGGGGGTGCTGGAATTCCTCCGGAAGGCGGAAGACACCGCAAGGTTCTTCGAGGGCGACGCCCTTGTCTCCCGCCGGGAGGCCGCCCTTGTCTGCGGCAAAGTCCGCATGGCGTTCCTGACGGCGGAACGGGACACCCAACCCAAGGGCGAATGCCCCGAGGGCCGCCTGACCCTCGAGGGCGTCGTGGTTTCCACCAAGGTTGTGGAAACGCCATACGGGTCCACCCTGAAGGCACTCCTCGAGTGTGACGGCTACCGGGTCTGGGGCACCGTCCCGTCCGCCGCCCGGTGGCAACACCAAGACCGGGTCCGGGTCAAAGCCACCGTAACCCGGTCCCCGAAGGACCCCGCCTTCGGATTTTTCAGCCGCCCCACCATGGTGGCTTAGGTTTGACTGCCCAGCACCGGCATGATACACTGGTGTATTCGCCGCTACCGCCCCCGGTTCGCCGGGGGCACCGACCCCAGAAAGAGACAGACAATGGGACCGTTCGACACCGCACTTTCCGCACTCCGCGCCGCCGCCCTGACCCCGGACCGCGAGTCCCTTGTGTTCGCGGAGGGCAAAGTGGTAGTCCTGCCCAGTAGCCCGTACCGCACCGCCGCCCTTAGTTGGCTGGACCGGGCGGTAACGACTGCCGAGACCGGCGATAAGGTTTCCGCCCGGGATTATGCCGGGGCCGCCCTGCGCGAATTCGAGGAGGTCAGGGCGATCGCCATGGGGTACAAAGCCGCCTACAGCCGGTACCAAGCCGCCCGGGCGGCTTACGAAACGGACCCAACCGACGAAGGGTACGACGCCATTTGCGCCGCCTTGTTGGAGGTGGACCGGTTGCGGAAGGCGTTGGTGGACGCTACCTGATCCACCCCCGATTCGACACTCCCGCCCCGGGGCAACCCGGGGCACCGACCCCAGAAAGAGACACAACCGTGAAAACCACCTCAATCATCCCCGCCGAGGCGATTGACCCGCGCCCCGTTTGGGAGCGCGTTTCCGAAGTCAGCCGCAATTTGGACAATGCGTTCGCCGATTGGACGGCGAATGCTTGGAATTCGGAAAACGGCGAACCGGCTACCGCCGAAGCGATCGGGCGCGTTGCGCGGCTGACCATCGTGGATATCAAGTCCCTTCGGGACTGCCCGGGGTTCATCCCCACTTGGCGCATTGTCCAGACCCTCTGCGAATCCGCGCAGGGCAACCACTCGAAAACCAAGGAGGTGTTGCACCGGAGGGCGCAACACCTTATTGACGCGAAGGCCGCGTTGGACGCCTACCGCCTTGCGTTTGTGGCGGGGCAGGACAACCCCAACGCCTGACCCGCACCCCATTTCGACACCCCCGCCGGGGGCGGCAAATGCTGCTCCCGGCACCGACCAAACGAAGGAAAGACCCATGACAATCGCTGACCTGAAAATTCGGATACAAGAGGGGCTGGACACCCCGTGGCGCGGCGGCGTTGCCGTCGTGCATGACGGCACCAACTTCGACGCCGTCCCACCGGCCTACCTGACGGACGTCAGTTGGTCCGGGCGCGGAAAGGCCACGCACGTCGTGACCTACCACGTCCTAGACTTCCTCGAAGAGGACGACGCAACGTTCGCCCGGGAACTTGCCGGGTACCTCGAACGCGCCCTCGAACGGCAAGAGGATTGACAGCCAAACCGTGACGGCGTAGAATAGACCAACCGCCCCGGGCAACCGGGGCACCGACCAACAGGAGACAGAACAATGGCTTGGAACAAGACGGCAACCCCCACCCGCGAACGGGTGGACGTGATCGGCGATTTTGTCGCCCAATTGGCGCAGGACCTTCTGGACGGCAAGGCCGCCCCGTGGGCGAAGCCTTGGACCGGCGTTCCCGGCGGACGCCCGGGCAACCCGTTCACCGGCAACAAGTACCGGGGAACCAACGTCTGGATCACATCCCTGACCGCCATGCGGAACGGGTGGTCCGGTGGAATGGATTGGGGCACCTACGCCAATTGGCAGGGCGTTGGTGGTCAGGTCCGCAAGCGCGAGAAGGGCACCCGCATCGTCAAGTTCACCCTCAAGCGGTACCCTGACCGGTCCGGGATGCTCAATGCGGACGGTAGCCGCGTCATGGTGGACGTGCCGATCTTTTCGTACAACACCGTGTTCCACCGGGCGCAGATCGAAGGGGCACCGGAACCGGAGGTTGTGGCACCCCGCGCCGCCGGTCCGGACCCGGACCCCGCCGCAGAGGCGATTGTGGCGGACTACCTCAAGCGGGGCAAGGTTTCCCTGCGCCACGAGCCGGGTGACGCCGCGTACTATTCGCCGCCCACCCACGGCATCACCATGCCAGAGCGGTGGCAGTTCGCGGACGGGGTTGGGTACTACGCCACCCTGTTTCATGAGTGTGGGCACTCCACCGGGCACTCCACCCTGCTCAAGCGTCCCGGAGTCACAGGGGAGTCGGTGGGCTTCGGCTCGGCGAACTACGCGGAGGAGGAATTGGTGGCGGAACTGACCGCCGCCACCGTGCTTGCGGAGTTGGGACTGTCCGACGTCCGGGCGGACCAGCAGACCGCCGCGTACCTCGCCGGGTGGGGGCGGCGGCTGAAGGAGGACCCCAAGGTGTTCCAGCGGGCCGCCCGTGAAGCCCAGAAGGCGGTGGACCTGATCCTGCCCGCAGGGGCCGCCCCTGACCTTGAACAGGACGTTTGACAGCCAAGCGTCAAGGCGGTATAACGAATCGTCACTCCCGCCCCGGGGCAACCCGGGGCACCGTCCTCAAGAAGGAGAAACACAATGGTCCTGACCTATCACAACGTCCGCGTCAAAGTTGGCGCGGAAATCATCCGCGAGGTGGTCCCGGTGGAAGCCCACCCCACCGTGACTCCGGACGAACGCAACGACCTCGCGGCCACCTCTGGTCTCGCCGGGGTCAAGCAACGGTTTGGGCTGGGCCCGTTGCAGGTCCGCCTTCTGTCCGCCACCCGCGTCCGGGGCATCAAGCCCGTCCAACTCTGACCCTCCGCCGGGGGTGGCGAATGCTGCTCCCGGCACTGATACCAGTTCCCGAAAGGATTGCCATGAAACTCCGTTTTACCCATGACCCGCGGTGCCTTGGGGGCCGCATCGCTCCCGTGTTGTACTTGGATTGGCGGCGCGGCTCCGCCCACCTCAAGCGGGTGGAGTCCAAAGACGAGGCCCCGTGTGACGGCACCGTTGTCGCACTGCCGGTATCCCGGCATGACCGGATCGGCAACGTCCGCGAATGGGTCAAGACCATTTCCCAAGACGCCGCCACGATTGCGTACAATACCGGCGAGAACCCGGACGGGTCGGTGTACTGGACCCCGGACGCACTGACCGTCGTCCGCAAACTGATGATCCGGGCGGACCAACGCAAGCGGCATTTCGACGGCGTAGATTTCGGGCCGTGCCCTTTGTGCCAATCCGAATTAGACCCCCGCACGGCACTCTGCCCACGATGCGAATCCCGGGGCATTTGACAGCCAAGGATTCGCGCCGTACACTGCATCGTCACTCCCGCCCCGGGCAACCGGGGCACCGTCCCAAGAAAGAGAAACAACGATGGAAAAACAGAAGGCCGCCCAGTGCATCGAACTCCTCCGCCACAATTGGCGGCAGAATGAGAACGCGGATGTCCGCGAGGCGTTCCGCACCCTGCACCGGACCGAACAGCAGAACGTCCTGCGCAACCTCATCCAAATCTTGGACGAGGCCCAATTGGCGTACCAAGATAAGCGGTACGACGCCCGGAACGAGGCGTCCTGCAAGTGGGCGTACGACGCCATAGACGTGTTCAATGGCTTCCCGTACATTTGACACCCAAGCCGAAAGGTTGTACTGTCAATCGTCACTGCCGCCCCGGGCAACCGGGGCACCGTCCTAAGAAAGAGAAACCACGATGGTTGAAGTCAAAATTGGTCTGAACGATATCACCTACGTCCTGAACGACGAGGCAAAAGCCCTCCTCAAGGCCGTGGCAGACGAACTCACGGCTATGCGCCAAGCGGTTTTCGCTGTCCGCGAGGGCCTCTACAAAATCACCTCCAGCCCGGAGACACTCCCTGACGTTTTGCAATCGTTTGAAACGGTGCGGACAAAGTACAACGCGGCGGTGGAATTGCTATCAGACCCGTCCACCTCCGGGTACTGCTTCCGCTATGTGGTCAGCGGGGCATCAAGCCCAACGGGCTTGGGGTGCAGACTCGAGTTAGTCGAAGCCTGCGTGAATCGGGGGGACAGCATCTGGTCGGACCACCTTGCAGACCGCACGTTCGACGAGATCACCCACTTGGCGGAAAGCGTCCGTGTTAGCCGTGCGTTCCTCAATTCCCTGAAGGGGACCGTGGACTTCTAATCGCCAACAGCATCGTCACTGCCGCCCCGGGCAACCGGGGCACCGTCCTGAAAGAAGAGAACCATAATGCCTGACAACGCGAATCGAAAAACGTGGGTTGGCACTGTCACCCGCACCTACACCCTGACCAAAACGTGGAGGTCATGGGCAAAGACAGAAGAGGACGCACGGGAAGAATTGCGCGAACGGGTGGCGTCCACCGCAGATCGCGATTTCACCCAGAATGACGTGCAGACGGTGGAGGTGGCACCTGCACCGCCCGGTACGCACGAATCCCAATGGGACTTCGACCCGCTAGGGGTGCAGTATCTTTGGCAGGTCATGCGGTCCGCCCGCCCTGACCACCGGCTTGCCTCAACAGCCGCAATGGTGGCTAGTGAGTACGACCCGGGTGACTTGGGGCAGATCATCACCGACTTCGCGGACCTGATCAAGCGGTACGGGACCGGTGACGAATTCGGGATTGCGCTCAATCCTGACACGTTCCTGATTGACGTTGTCGCTGACGTGGCAAGCCACCTGCTGTTTGAAATCGGGGCGGTCCAGACCAAGGACGACGGGTCCGTTTCCGCTGACTTCGAGCGGCTGGAGCAGGCCCTAGAGGAGATTGAGGACGCAAACAAGCCCCCGGTCTGACGGGGCGCGATTCGACAACCGGCACGGGGTGGCAACGTCCCGTGCTTTTAACTTGGGGGAGAAAAATGACGAACGTGTGGATTGTGTTGGGCGTTGCCGTTGGCGGCGTCCTTATCGGGACGGGGTTGTGCGCCTTTGTGGACCTATGCACGACGACGTTCGACAAAGTGGAGGCGCACAATGTCGAAGAGTAGTCAGTGGGCGCAGGAGGTGCAGGAGGTGGAGGAATCAATTCGATTCGGCCCGTTCCGCCTATGGGCTGTTGGCCCCGGCACCAAGACTGACTGCGTTTGGGACCGCAGGAGGGGCAATGGCATGACGTTGTCCCAACGCAACATCATGGCGGCGGCGAAACGGATAGCACTGGAGACCGTCCCGGTGGACGACCCGCTGGACGGAAACAGGACCTACGAATACTCGTCCAAGAGCGGCGGATGGTGGCGGGTCGAAGTCCACCCTGCGGTTGGCAAGGCCCCCACGTTCGTCCGGGTCAACATGGGTGACAATCACCCTGACGGGTGGATGATGGCTGACTTCTTGGCGGACCATCATGGCAACCCTCTATAGGACGTCCATCGAATCGGAGACCGGCAGGGCAGTCTGGTGGTCTCCGACCGCTGAATCGGCGGAAGAAATCATGGTGCTGTATATGGAAGACGCACGGCACCTGACCGGGTTGGGGGTGGTCAAGCGCATGACGATTGAGCAAACCGTGTGGGGGCGTCCCACCGACTCCGACTTTTGCGGAATGCTCAATGGCTTGTGGGATCGCCGCCCCCGGTACCGCGTCGTGGTCGAACGCGGTGAGGTTGTGGCGTTCGACCGGCAAACCGACCGGGACCCGGACGTGATGGAGCCGGTCCCCCTTGAAATGGAGGGACCCACCCCGGAGTACGCGAAATGGTACTCATGGCTGGTCAACAATCCAGCCATGTACGGACTCTGCCGCAGGTCCGGAACCACGGCGGCATGGGCAATGGCTTGCGAACGTGAGCAGGTCAGGATACCCACCCCGATCCGGACGTGGCTCTTCCGGACCGTCAGGCACAAAGGGAAACGATGAGACGACGATTGCGGCAGCCAGAGGCTGCAATACAACGGGAAATAAAAGCGGTCCTGACCATGCTTGGTTACACCGTCATGGAGACCGGCAAGGGGCGGAGCAGGGTTGCCTGTTCCGCTTGCGGAGCCAAGTCCTACGCTACCGGGTGGCAAGGCAACACCCCGGGGTTGCCTGACCTGTACGTCCACCGCAAGGGGTGGGGCAACCCGGTTGCCATTGCGCTCGAACTGAAAGCGGCGGACGGCAAACCTACGGAGACACAACAATGGCTGGAGGCAATGGGCATGACCCGGATTGTCCGATCAGCCGCAGACGCACTCGATGTTTTGATGGGCATCGAATCGGCATGGGGGCACCGCGAACAGGTGGCTCGAATCGCAGACACCATCAAGACCAACCAATGGAGAACCAATGAACACCCTGATTCCTGATCCCGAATGCGAATGCTGGGACTACGCCTTCTCGCACTCGTCCGCAGACCGTTTGTGGATCGCCCACCCCAAGGCGGACGCATCCACCGTCATCACCCACAATCCGCACCCCATGTGGCGTTACCTGATCGCAGGTGACACGCAGGACGCACTGCTTCAGGACATTGCGAAACTCATGGAGGGCGAGGAGGGTTGGGACACGGGGCAGGTTGTCTGCCGCGAAGCCACAATCGGCGAGGTGCTGTCATCATGGCGTCTGGTCCGTTACAACGGGCGCAACGTCTGCGTGACAGAATGCGCGGACCTATCCCCGACCAACTCCGGGGCGTGGCCCGGAGGCCCCATGGCACCGGTCCGAAACGGTTACGCGTACATGGCGGTAAGCAAGACGACCAACCGTCCGCTTGGCCGGTACATCAACGGGAAGAACGGGGAACAAACCCTCATCCCGCTGACCGAGCCAACGATCAATCGCCTGATTGACAGCGTGGTCGAATTCATTCCCGCGGAAGGCGCGGACCCGGTGACGTTCGAGTCGTTGTTTACGGACTACTGGATCGTGGCGGAAAACCTACTCGGGCTTGCCATGGATTACCCCGTGGTTGTCTGGTGTCAGAAAATGCTGCCCATCTTCCCCATCATGAACCTCAATCCGAACCATACCGGGGACCCCGAAGAGATCGCGCTTGCCGTACTTGACAGCCAATCCGAAGGCTGATAATATTACCAATGCCGGGGTGGGCCAAGGTCCACTCCGGTGAACATCGAAAGGTAGATTTGAATGGACAAAGACTTGCACGACTTCGTTCGCGGAGTCATCCACCGCTATGTGGAGAACCGCTGTCATCCCGGGAGTGGCTTCCAACGGATGATCATTGCTGATCTCAACCCGTCGTTTCTGGACAAGGAACTCCGCGCCAACCTCGTCGAAGTGCTGGAGATGATCCAGCGCGAGGTTCCTGCGGAGGCCCGCGGTTCAGAGGAAGCATTCCGCAAGTGGATCGGAGGGAACCCGTGAACCCCGTAAACCCCGCAGATTTCCTGATCAACCTCAAGGGCAAGCCGTACCTGCCCGTTGC